GCTAAGCGAGTTCACTCAAAAGCTTGGGAGATGCGTGCTGAGACTGTCAGGAAAGCTCAGAAAGACTACGAAGACACCTCAGGCGTTGATACTGTGAAGTTTAATAGTTTGATCGAGGGCGCACAGGAAGCTGGCAGAGATGATGGTGACTATGAAAAGTCAGCTGAACTTCTTGAAGAAGCATTGAAGATAAAGCCTGATGAAGCTTCAGTGATCTGGGGACTGGCGTCAACGTATCACTTCATTGAGAAGGATGAACAGTCTGCCGAGCACTATGAAACTCTAATCAAGAAACATCCTGACAATCTTCAATACCAATTCGAGAAAGCTATTGTGGATCTTAAGCGCGGAGAAACTGCGATGGCTTTGGCGTCATTTGAATTCGTGATGGGTAAAACAAAGCAGTACAATCATTTCTATAAATCACTGTGCCGAGTTTATCAAGTTGCAGGTCTCAATGAGGAAGCACTGATTGCAATCGAAGAATATCTGAGAATGTTCGGTGCTGATCATGAAGCCTGGGAGATGAAGGGCAAATGCCTGGATGCCCTTGGTAAACCGTCAGAAGCTGCGTACAAGAAAGCCTCGAAGATAAAGCCCTCCTGATAATAATGTGAGACCCGTTCAGAGTCTCACATTATCCTACCTCTTCTTCTTATTATCAGATCTGAGACCATCAAACAATCCCTGCATTATACCACCAAATATCATGTCCAACAATCCGATGAACCAAGGCTCGAGAGTGTTCTCCCAGAAGGCCTTTGTATACTTCCAGGTGTTGAAGAACTTGGAGATACTTGCCCCAATCTTATAGAAGAACTTGTACACTACCTTTCTAATCTTTGCTGTGTCGATCTTCTTTAGTATCCAAGTCAGGATGACAGCAGCAATACTACCTCCAACATATACAGCAACTTGACTGGTGGCCCATGCCATAATCAATTCCATTACTCCTCCTTATTTTGGTAATGGGTTTGCATCTTTAACGGGATCAACAATGTCAATCTTCCACTTTTCTATGCCGTTATGATAAATATAATCCAACTGTTCACCGATTGGCCCATATTCAAAAGCCCTCCTGTCTTGCACAATCAAAGTCTTTCTTTCTAAGACTTCAGATGCTGGGCCGGACTCAACGAATTTAGAACCATTCCACTTTGGCTTTACAAGCTCAATTGGTGGTGGTTCTCTGATGTCCTCACCAAATTCTGTGATGAGTTTCGGATTACCATTATCATCAAAGGATTTGAAGTTTTTAGTATTTAAAACTTCAACCCATTTGCCGTCTTTGAAGATGGGCGTAATCCATTCTTTCTTTGGTGGTGGTTCTGATTTTGTGAAATGTTGTGGCATGAGGTACACACCTTTCTCCAAAGGAGAAAGTTGGCATTCATGTTCACCACAGTATTCCAACGTTGTTGGGTCAAACTTGTACACTTTCATTTTCCTCCTTTAGTATTTGATTATGAAGTTTACAACCATGCTTGATATAGTGTTCTCTGTACTGGACATCCTTGGCAAATCCAAACCCGGTTCACTTTCATAATTTCCATCAGAGGTTTGCCAACGATTTATACCACCAGAGTTAGCATCAGGGATAACACGTCTATTTGCTCCGCCAGTCCCTGATGAAAATTTCTCCGTTGGGTGGTCGTTATCTGTTAAAGTATGGACATGCTTCTGAATCGCATCTTCAGGTGTATCCCCAAGTGAATTACCACCTTTTGCCCGACCAGCAATGCTCTGTGTCCCTGCACCAGTGACACCAACCCCTTGACCGTTTGGAATAGTGAATGTCGTAGAACCGTCACCAGCACCAAAAGCTGTTCCAATGGCTGCGAATAGGTCAGCGTATACTGTCCTGCTTATTGCTGAACCGTCACAAATAAACCACCCATCTGGGGCCGCAGCCCTACCAGTCATCTTTATATCACCAGCAGTGTACCCATAACCAAGAGCAGCTTTTAATTGTACTCTTGTCTCTGTAGAAGCTGTTTCTAAGGTAAGCCCAGCACCTTCAATTACAGCAGCCATCTCCTCCTGAACAGCGTTAAGCCAGTTCTGCTCAACTGTTGTACCGGGGGGACCATTGGTAAAAAACTTTTTACCAGCAATCTCATTGTAATTACTTCCTTCTGTTCTGTGCATTATGCTCCCCCATTAGTCGTTACAGATTCCCCAACCCGGCATGAATCTAAAAACATCGGTGAGAGAAGTAGTAACGTCGGATCCTTCAGTCTCAGGCCATCCAGCGCAGACCCAATAAGAAACTACTGCTGCTGAACCGGTGGTCAGCTTCGCATCTGCACCAGAATCCATGTACAGCATCCTGCCAATACCTTCTGACCAGTAAATGCTCATGGCCGCACACTTTGCCAGTCCTTGTCGAAGAACTTGCCCATCGTCATCAGAGATGGCATATGAATCCAACGCCATCCCAATATTCTGGATATTGCTCCTCGTTGCAGCATCTATCTCACCTGTCACCCAAACACCTGAGGCGTTCTTCATCACAATGTCTCCAAATGATGTAGCAACACAGATAGTACAACTGTAATCAATCCAACCACGTCCGCTTCTGTCTGCGGTGAGCTGCTCAGGATGTGGCTGCTTCCAGAAGTCACCGACATTGGCAAACTCCTCATTCATGATGGTCACTAAAAAATCACGTACATCTTGAGCAGAAATCTGCCCAGTAACATTGTCAGCAAAGAGAGTTATCAATGCTGAGCGTGTTCTTGGTGTATCGGACATAAATATCTCCTTACTTACAATGGTTTAAAGAAACCTTCACCGAAGGCATCATAACTAAAATCACCACCTAAAAACTTACTAAAGTCGGTGGTAAATCCCCTATCAAAAGCACCTTCAACATTCTCCACAGAGGATGGGAGAGAATGAAAACTAACATCAAAAGCCTTATCAAATGGAGGCCCTACAACATTCTGAATCATAATTGTGTGGGCCGGTTTGTATCTATTAGCGTAACAAAAAACTGCCTCTAATAAATCTGTGGCCTTTCTCAGAGACTGATTAGAAACACCTTCACCACACAGGAACTCAGTCAACTCACCTGTAAAGTTCACATTAAATGACCAGTGGAAAAGACTATCAAGATCACCTATTGGGTCACCACACAGCAATAAGCCACACCATGCTGGGGCGTACTCAGTTATGGTTGAACTAAACCCGTAGTTCTCAGCAACCTCAATAAAATAAGGTTTACTTTGTTGCCCAGATGCCAGCAATTTTGCGTGAGCAATTTTTCTTCTCTCAGATAATGGAAATAATGGGTCAAACGGAATGCCGTCAACAAGACAGGTTTCTGGAAGCCCAAGATCATGTTCGTGCTCCTCTATCAGCTCAGTCGTGTACCTTGTATCTCTCTCAGTTATCAGAACCTGAGACCGGTCATCAACCCGGGTAAGTTCCTCAGAAGCGCCATACCAGAACTCGTATAATCTCGAGCCAACCTCTTTTGCCCAAGCTCTTCCCCTAGGTGTCAGAGATAGCAGCTGCTTCAAATAGTCTGTAGTGTCTCTGGCCATATTAATAATCGTTAAAGGTAACCACACCGACTATCGGCAATTCATTAGTGGCAGCGGTGACATCTGTCGCGGGAACTGAAATAGAAAGTCTTTCAAGATCTGCAGCCTCACCCAGCATGAAATACACATCTGAGATATAAAGCGTTTCACCGGGTCCACCCATTTCTCTTACCACATCTGCTAGTTTTTCAGTCAATGCTGCCTGAACAGCGCCTGTATTGGGGTAGATACCAAGCGTGAAATCTATGGCCTTAGTTCCATAAATTTGACCATCGTTGTGACCGATAACAAAGAATCCAGGTTCAGCAGTAACAGGAATCCCGACAGTCTGACCCGTTGCTGGATCTTCGTGCTCAATTACATAGTCATAAACATCTTCAAGCTCAGCGGCATTTGGAAGTGGTGTTACATCATCATCTCTGGCGATTGCCAATCCTACAGTACCATCCCCCATATATAATGGGAATGACCAAGCTCTTGTCACCCCAGGAACTTCTTGTGCCCAAGTTTCATAATCGTGGGCAGCCCCCCCGTGTGGGGGCATTCTTTTTCTTGTCAAAAGTCTATCTCTCCAATCCTCAACACCCTCTTCATCTGCGCCACCTGTCAGCGCATCTGAGTCAACTGTTGCTGTGGCGTCTACACCTGCTGCTGGTGATACAAAAGATAGCACAGCTACTGGGTCTTGGTTGCCTGCAGCACCAGCAATCGCTGCCGTGATTTCGACTTCAAAAATACCAGCGGCGATTGTTACATCTTCATCCGTTGTATAGGTCTGTCCATCATCAGCCTGTAATTCATCACCTGCGGAAATCACAGTTCCATTTGTGCCGGTACCTTGAACAGATCCGCCAGCAAATTCAGCTACCTCACGGTCAAGCCCATATTCAGATCCATGAGTTGTAAGACCATACTCGTCAGCTGTCAGGATGAATAGGTTCTTCGCCGTGTAGTCCAAGAAGCCGTATAGTAAATGGATCGCGCCACCAAACACCTTCGAGGTGACCTTCAACACTGACCTTCTGAGGAGTGTCACAGCGCCTGATATTCTTGTCTCGAAGTCACCAGATATTCTGGTGACAATAGTCGTTAGGGTCGGTCTATCAAATGGCATTAGGTGTTCTCCCATTCATAATTGTACTGGAAATTATCTTTGTTTCCATCCATCTTATGGATAGCAACACTAAAGAGCATATCATCTGAACCTCCTTCCCGATTTAATCTCTCAATTTCTACATCAATTTTCTTTGCAATCCCGTCGGTGATCATCCATTCAAGCGCCTCAAGAATATAATCCTCAGCCTGTGACATCACCTTCTCAGTTGTTGCACTTCTTTCAAGAAGCCACAACCGAGATCCGATCTGATCACCATCCTCGAAAGGATCGATTGAGTCTGCCCAGAATCCTCGTTTGTCAGTACTTGTATCATCTGGCAAAATGTCATCGTCTGTGGCTCTCCTATCAGTGAATAATGATATATAAACAGAAGTCCCAAGCCCTTCGTCAAGCTGTATGTCATTATTCTCGAAGACAAGATCCCCGTGCATTAGATCTGCGTCCCATCCAATTTTTAAATCGCTCATTAGTTTGGAGCTCCTGTATTACCAGATCCACCTAGGTCTGTCCATGAATAAGGATGAGTATGCCCATCAAGACTCGTTGTTCCTGCGCCTGTTATTACATCACCACTCGCATTAGTAGTCGGAGGAGACGCCGGTGTTGATCCACCACCAGTCGCAATTGCAGCACCAGTCGGATAGCCGAGATTTCCTTGATGATAATGAGTAAGCATGGTAATATTGGTGGCCTCATCGTCTGCGATGACATCACCCTTGGCAGAAATAATACCATCTGAATTTATATTTCCAATCACATCCAAATCTCCAGACATCTTAACAGTCGGCGCGGTGATCTCTACGTCACCAGATGCAGTTATCTTTAGTTTATTTGTAGCCTCTTCAAGCCATATCTTTACACCAGCTGAGTTGTAGATACAAACATCACCTTCAGCCAAATCCGTGGGTCTTGATGATTTATCCTGGACACAAATTACATTCCCATTACTACGATTGCCATCTATGAAGGCGAGTAGCGATTCCATATCAGCTTTCGGATATGTCTCAAGCCCATATTCCTGCCACCTTTCCACATCAGTCATCGTCTCATCTGCCATGACAGCCAGCTGAAGTCTTTGGGGATTAACACCAGGAGTTAGTTTTGTGGTCCCAGTATTATTAACCACCTTTACAGCACCCCTCGCAATCATCAATAAAATCTTTCGAGCGTATGGCGCGATTAATCTTGGGAAGTTCATATTAAATACCTCCAAGACCTTTGACGTTTACCTTTCTCAACTTAGCGGGCTTTGCGAGTTCAGTCGTTTTTGGCTTCTTTGCAAATGTATCTTTTTTATTATTCTTCTTTATATCTTCTTTTTTATGTAGTTCAAATGTGCTTGGATACGCCAACTGAAGTTTTGTAATACTCCCAGCATTGTTATCCAAAGAAAAATTCAATCCTACGATTAGAAAATCATCATCAACACCAAGGTACTTGTCAAAGACAGGGACCAATCTATTCAAAGGCCACGGTGCACCGTCAGATTGTGTCCATCCCTGGACGGTAACATCTAGCTTCCTTGACTTCCCCTCTCTGATTCTCGATTCCCAAGAAGCCTTTTTCTGGCAATCATCAATCGTTTTAAGATCACCGTCGACTATTATAAGCGGCCTGTGTCGATCAATCACCCAGTCAATGATGTCACCAGACGTTAATTTTTCAACACTCGAACCAGCGTTCGATGAGGACGCATTAGCACAGTATGATCTGAACCTGTCGGAGTTGCTTTGCTGTGAACTTGCTGCCAGGATATTCACGCCACCTTCAAGCTTATCGGTTGTGTACTTATGAGAAGATCTTCCTAACCATAGAGCGCCATCACCTTTTGAATATGGGAGGATGGCGTATGCCTGACACAACTTCACAATGGCGTCATAAACTGGGGCACCAACATCTACATTAAATTTTGCTATCGGTTTTGATGGGTCGTAGATTTCACGATAGACAGCTGTTCCATCAACTATAACCTTTATTCCGAAAGGTTCACAAAGCTTAGTGATTATTCTGAAAGGTGTCTGATTTAGAAATTCACTTTTGTGCTTACTTATATCATGACAGCAGTCAACCAAATCGGCTGACTTGTCGCGCCCTGAATAGGATACAGAGTAGCTACCACTTGAATAACTTAAGGGTATCTCATCAATGTAACCGTCAACAAGTGACACCTCGTTGATCTTTGCTTGGAACCCAGCGCCTAAATAAATTCCATAATTAGCGGCCCAATCCAATGGGAACTTGCTAGAGACAGCTACGCTGAAGCTTCCAGAAATATCAGTAAGGCTCTGATTAATTGATATTGATTCCCACCCCGTAAATTCTTGATCATCCACGATCAGTGAAAATTTATCTGGTAAAATTTCTTCAGCCATTATTCTGCCAAGATATTAATTGTTTCACCACCCGGGATAAAGCCCGGATGAAGTATCTTTGTTTTATTCATCGCAAGTATCTCAGAAGCGCGATTCAAATCCCCATACTCGTTATATGCCAATAAGAGTGTGGACATCGCGTCAGGAGGCGCCACAAGATCTTTACTTCTTGCGAGTGTTGCCCCGAGGTCCTGCATTGATCTCACAAATACGGGCTTCAATTCCTTAAGTTCTGCGTAGGTATTATCATTACTGTACACGATCCCTTGATTGGCCAACGTTGTATCACCGGCCTCATCCCCGAAGTATTCTACCAAAGCATCGAGCTTTGCTACGATTGAATCAAGAACTGCCTTCGATTCTTCGTAGCTATCATAAGTTCCTCGGACGGCGAACATGCAAGCATTGGCAATACCGGTTGCTCTCATAAGAGCGATGAGTAATTGCTGATTAGCTTTCTTTGATGCAGTGTTCTCTGAGGTGACTACAATCGTCTCAATGTTTCCACCTGTATTTCCTGACGAAGCACCGAAGCTTGTCATGGTCAGAGCTGAATTTACCATCCCTACAGCCTCAACATTGTTCATCTCATCGACGGGTCTATCTTCTGACGGGTCTGTGGTTTCACGAACCTCGGCGCCATCAACTACATCTGAGTCTCCGCCTGAAGCTGCACAACCTGACGTAATACCTCTTGAGAATGTATCTTCAAGCATCCCGGCAGCGAATTGTAACCCGTCAAATCCCCCCACGATTGCCTGAGCCATCAGACAGGGGGATGATAAAACGGTGCCGACCAATGCTGAGGCCTGTGAAACTAAACCGACAGCTCTCGATGCAACACCAGCGGGCAGTGATCGAATCGCCAAAGCTGCTGACTGTACCTGTTGCATCCCCGAATTTATATCATCTACGACACTTTGGGCGGTGTCCCACGCATCACCAATGGCATCAATAGCGGCGTTGATTGTATCCCATGCGGACACGTCTACTGACTCCTTAGAAACTTTAGCAAGTGGAAATTGTTTTGAACCTGCCTCAGTAAATGACATAGAGAATCGAGCAATTCCACCTTCTTGAATCGTCTCAGTAACAGAGGCTGGGGATGACAGCACAACCTGCTTTTTCCCAAGATAGGGATGATCCAACTGTCCAGGGCCTGCTTGGTTCAGAGCAGCAATCAGCTCATCCCTATCCTTGAAATAGTTATAAAAGGGAAACTTTTGAATAATATATCCAACTATCTGATATGTACTGGCGGCCTTACCTAGATCCTCAGCGAACGGCATATCCTGGAATGGATACTCATGAATAACATTCCTTCTACCGGCGGATGATGTCGAAGACACAATGCTAAATTCTATACCTCTGAACTTAGCCTGAATCATTTTTGCTTTATAATCAAACATAAATTTTACCTATAAGCTTTTGCGGCTGCGCCCCATCCAGAATTATAGAGAGTTGACCCAGTTTCTTTTTCAGTCTTAACATCTGCACCACTTGCACCTTCAACGACTGCGTCTGTACCACCTGCCGCAGCAACTCTTACCAGTACCTCAACTCGTTGTGCTGCTACTGCAGCCATACCACCGAGTTGATTAAGGTCAGCAGCTGGGGCAGCCTTATCTCGAGTACCGGCCCCTTTATCACTCTCAATCCAGTCCCTAATTGGTTTTGGGATTGCCATCCAAATTTCCATCCATGACTTATTCCAATCAGCCGCAAACTCAGAACCCATCTGCTTTATATCAAGCCACATCCTGGTAAAGGAATCAGAAATCTTTTGTGGGATCATTATAAAATCACCAATCAGCGACGGCATTAACTTTGTGAAAGCCCTCATAGAATCCGCCGCCAACCTCATCCCAACCTCAATTGCCTCACCGATTGGACTTTCACCAAGCGCCAAACTAACACCTTCAAAAGCTGACTTCATAGAATCCCAAGCCCCCGGCAAGCCCTCCATCTGGATAGCTGCTGTCTTTGAGGTTGTTCCATTTATATCAAGTTGTTTATTAAAGTCACTCAAACCTTTAGAACCAATTCCCAATAATAGTTCAAGTTTTGGCCCGGCCCGATCACCGAATAGTTTAAAGAGGGATGCACTCATTGTAAGCTGATCGGTACCGCTATCCATAGAAGACTCGAGCTCTTCCAAAATACCCGTCATACTTTTAATCTTACCACCTGATGTAAAGAAGTCTACACCAAGTTCTTTCATGATCTTTGCTTGAGTCTTTGTAGGGCTGGCTAACTTTGACATCGTTATAGCCATCTTCTTAATAGCTGTACCAGCCTCAGCACCAGGAGTACCGACACCACCTAGCAAACCTGCTGCTGCTGCCATCTCAGATAATTGCCAACCAGCAGACTTAGCAGAACCACCCATATTCTTAAAAGCAGAACCAAGTTCTGTCAGGTCAGTATTTGAACCTGCAAAGGCGTTGGTTAAAATATCACTTACCTTTGTCAAGTCCTTGGCCTCCAGCTTATAAGCGCCCATTATATTGGTAACAATGTTTGCTGACTGACCCATGTCCAACTGAGCTGCCGCTGCTAAATTAAGAATCCCCGGAATAGTATCGAATACCTTAGAAGCATCCCAGCCAGCCTTTGCCAGAAATACCATACCTGAAGCTGCTTCTGATGCTGTAAATTGAGTGGTACTTCCTAATTCTTTTGCCTTATCATTCAGCTTCTTAAAAGCGCCACCAGTTGTACCGGTAAGCGCTTTTACCATGTTCATTTCACGCTGGAAACCGATGGTAGTCTTAATAGATAAAGCAGTAAAAGCAACTACGGCAGCGCCCATAACCTTCATAGCACCACCGAGCTTTTTAAGCCCGGCAGTCGCACCGTCTTTCAATTTCAAAATTATACTGAGATCAAACTTCTTTCCAGCCATTACTGATCCTTTAGTTTCTCATTGTACCACTTGATTCCATCCAACCAAAATCCTATCTCCTGCAAGTCCATCTCCCAAATCTCAGAAGCCGTTAAGGCTCCTCGGTAACTATGGGCGAGGTTCCAGACGGCTTCTCTGATGCTTTGTCCTGAAGGAGCATTTCTAAAAAAGATGGTATCTGCTGCATAATCATAAGCACATCTTTAAAGTCAATCTGTTCAGCTACCTTAATCGGGATGTCTAATAATCCCGCAATAAATGGTAGCGTCTCACTTGGGTCAAGTTCAGTTCCACCGTTGATCATTGCCTTCGGCATGAATTGAATGTGCTTTGCCTGTAGCCTTTCTGGAAATTCCAGAACCTTCGTTTCAATCAATTTTCCATCGGCGCCTGGGACGGCAATGGGATATTCCAATTCAAATCTCATATTTCAACCTTTTTTGCTTGCTTAAGCAGGCCTTATTGTGATTTGTATTAATTTTATATGGTGTTACACACAAAATCAACTAAAGTCACACATAAGGCCGATTTAAACACTGTTTTTAATATGTGCCCTCAATCCACATTGAACCAATGAAGGTCAAGGGAGTTTCACCTTCGCCACCTGTAATCTCAAAATTTCTCATACAAGTCGCATTGTTCATGGTGTACACTTTACCAGATCCTGCAGAACGAAAGATCACTGTTCCATTTTCTCTGATAGCAGCTATATCATTCAAGCTGATGTCATCTCTATCCGATACAGTTACCTCAAGCTTTGCAACGATTGGCTCTTCAACGAAACCGTGGATTCCAGAATCACCCATTACTTCTTTAAGTTCGAAGTTAGGCATTCCTGAAAGGCCAATTCCTGAAGCCTTTGCTCCAGCTTTATTTAAGAGAGGTTGGCCATTTACAAGCACCTCCACTCGTCCAGTGATCCTTGCCATCAATATCTCCTTACAGAATGAATTGAATCAGACCAGCAAGAATTCTAAACTGGTTGATCAGATCAGGTGGCAGCAAGACGTTCACTCGGTTCCTGTCGGCCGCATCCCTTTCTACAATTAAATTATCAGCAAAGTCATCCAGATTCTCAATCACTCCGGCGTCTCTCAGCTGTGCGAATAAAGCAATGATCTCCTGTGCAATGCTGCTGGGTGTTGCCACAAAAGACCCTGGCTGAACTGGAAACGTATCATCCGCCAGTTTGAATCGTGGAATCAGGAAGCGATTACTCATACGGATCTTGTACTGGTCTCTGATGGAACTGAGAGTAGCCAGCGTAGTCACATCCAAATAAGAAGCATCCAAAATTCCAAGCGCATTTGTTTGGTAGGTTGTGATCATGCGCTCGATCATAACCTTTCCACCAGCGTCAACCAGCCATGTAGAGATCCCGTCATACAGCAGAATATCTCTTTCAGATCTGGTAAAACGATTTTCTGTGGGTGGTGGTAAAATTCCCTTCACAGGAAGAAAGTGCAACGGCCTTCCCGGATCATTGTTCAACTTGGCAGCACAGATAGCCCCGATAGAAGCAGCCCATTCCTCGGGGCAATCAGGTGAGTCATAAGCACCAATGATTGTGTTGTGAGGACTGTTACGGCTGTTTCCGAGAGCTGTACAAGAAGCCTGGGTCCCACGAACTGCCGTAAAACCGTGTCCTTGCTTATCTTCCATTGCCGTATAACGATCAGCCAGCTCATCTTCGATCTCGATCAAGTTCGCTGCATCGATATAAGGCTGGATGATGTATTGGAATTGCTCGTTTTCAATCACAGCCCACGCATCACCTAGGTCTGGGTCAATCGAGCCACCGTTCATGGAAACATACTGACTCATAAAGGCAGACACCACACCGACACCAGAGAACGTGTCTGGAACTTGCTGACCCTCATAATAGTTCAGACGGACATCAATATAATTCCCAAGAGTTCCTGACATCTTCGCTGATAGATACAACGAACCAGCATTCACTTCAGCCAACATCGGACTTCGATCAGCTGAGTTGATTGCAGACTTGAAATGGGCGGCAATCTGGACAGGTGTGACACCGGATGTGTAGGCATACTTAAACTGATCACCAGCAATCATCAGATTAATTGTACCGATCCCTGAGCACGCATCGCCGTCCAACATATCCGACCACATAATGGAACCACCTGCTGCTGCTCCTGCAATTCCAGACCCAAGAGCCATCGCGTACAACTCAGTATTCGGATTGTTATTCTTGAACGCATTACACATCCGAGCGAGTACAGATCCAGCGCCATAAAATCCATCAGCCAAACCATCATTTGAGATAGCAGCCAAAATATCAAAAGCCTCAGTCCCGGCAGCTAATTTCTGACCGATGATCAGAACCTTATGAGGGATCTGTGCTAGCCCCTGCAGAGCTCTGCTGTTATCAATCTCAGCATACGTTCCGGGCGTTCGGATTGTATCTGGGATATTATTAAAGGAAATACTCATTTATTATTCTCCTTTTTCTTTTGTTTAGGTGAAGTGGTTTGTGGTTTCACCACCGGTACAACTTCTTCTTCCGGAGGTTTAGCAACAATTGCGTCCCCACATTTAACACGTCTTCTCCAGTATCTCCCAGTTGCCCCATTCCAATCAACAAGTTCTCCTTGTTTTTGCAATAGACCGTAGACTTTTGGATGACGTACAATCAGCCCCTCTCTGGGCTTTAGAAACTTTTGCATGATCTATCCTCCTTCATACAGTTTAAAACCAAATCCAAAGCCAGAATTATACGGTGCCTCAGGTCTGGTCGTAAAGTCAATCAGCTGGCTCATATCGACTAGGGAAGTGTCAACAGGAATTCCACCTGGCCCAGTTAAAGGTATATCCTTACTTGGTGTCATGATGTACTGGGTATAAATTTTGTCGAGCTTATCAAGTCCAGAAACATCAATTTCTCTCTGAAGCCTAATGTCTACATTGAAATCAAATTGGTACCAGAGCCACGCGGAATTCACATCAAGAATCTTACCCCCGCCATACTCAACAAGTCCTTCAACGGACATTCCCGGCTCATCCTGCATCTTCCAACCAAGCAAGCTATCAACGATCTCCCTACGAACGTCAAACAAAGAATCATAGGCGGTGATACCTGTTTTGTCTGACTGTGAAAGATCATTTTTTAGTGCTACGATCACAGAGAACGTCTCAGTAACTATTTGGGAGACCTCAGTATCGTAATCATTTCCACCTGCAGTCTCTGAGATCTGAACAACAAAGGCCACCTCTTTTAGCAATGAATTGTCAAGCGCTAAACCAAGTTCAGCTGCGCCTGCAATAGCATTCCCAAATCTTGTCAGAGGGGCAGCCCTCAATCTCAGTACAATCGGTGATAGTCTCATTTAATCCTCTTTATTGCCCTTTCAATTCTACGACCCATATTCTTTGTAGCTGAGGCAATTGCTGGTTCAAGAAATGGACGTGCCTTCATATGAGTAGTTCCTTCTTCCAAATATTCTGAATAAGCTTTCTTCGCGCCGCCCTGCGGTTTTAAATTCGATCCAACCTCTACTTCAAGCGCGGTCTTTCTTACATTCACCTTAAGTGAGTTTTTTAATCTACTAGTATCAGGTGCAGGCGCTTTCCCGGGAAGTGATCTTCGGTCAACCTTTCCACCTGCGCGATATAACTTGCCAGAACGAGGTGTTCGATCCATGGCCCTGATCATATGATTTCTAATTCTGATTCCTGTATCCTCCATCTCGTCAAATACAACCGGGATAAGCTTTTTAGAAACCTTCCTGAGATTGATCATTCCTTTTTTGTTTACAGTTATATCGATCATGCCTGAGCTCCGACACCTTGTTCTTCAATTTCTTCCAATCTCAATCTCAGATACTCCCTACGATTGTCAACATCCTCATACCCAAGAATTCTAAATAAATTACCGATTAAACCTTCTGTCTGGTTATATTCATTATTAAAGCCGCCAGTAAATTGACCTTCAGGCTCACCACGATTCCTGAAGATATAATAATCACTCTTCAGAATCTCAAGATCTGCTTGGCTATTGAAACCACGACCAAGACCACCTGCGAAGTTCCCACCCAAAGATGACACGGCCGTTCTTCTGATCGTGCAAATATGAGTTGCCATTGATGCTACCTGAGTGCCCCTAATATACGAAGCGAAAGCCGCTATCCCTTTACTTTGAGAAGATACAGGTTTCAGCTCAGCCCAAATAGATCCGACTGATTTATATCCGCGAACAAAACCGGCGTCAGCGCCTGCGTCTTGAATCGGTAGCTTAACATGCACACGATCCCTCAGTCTGTTGGCAAGAAATGTCATGATGGCAAAATCCTCTCAGCGTTCATCAAAGTTTTAGCAATGTCAGGTGGCTTGTCCATGGGCACACGATCTTCATAGATCAAAGATACCCAAAGCTTCATGGCCTCTTTGATATTGTCCGGGACATCCTCAGCAGACCCGTATCCTGCGATGAATTCAACCTCATATCCACCGTGATCTCGATCATCATTATCAGGATAAGAAAAACCCTGCTTGATAACAAGCTCGCCAGGTTCTGGTATAACTCTGGAATAATAATTCGATGAAGCATAAGCCGTTGTGGTTCCGTCTTCATCTACTGTACGTACTTCTGTGATTGAGATAAGCCTTGGTCTTGGAAGGAGCACGATATCAC